GAATATCGCCTGCTCCAGTTGTAGCTATCATCTCTGCATTGAATGCAGCATAGTCTACACCTTTCTTTAACGTAACAATATATTCTCTTTCACTCATTTGTTTTTTCCTATTTTATATATTTATTAATATAAAGCATTCCACGCTGTGCCGTCATAGTATACTGGATAACTAACTGATCCTGATTTGCTTGCAGGATCCCATGATGTTCCGTCTGCTGCTACTAACATTCCATTTACAGCAGGTGTGGGTTCTGCGTTCAACGGTGTAAGATTCATTACATCTGTAAACATGGTAAAGTCTACAGCATTAACCATTATACTACTATCATCAGAAAATATTGAACCACTAACATCACCAGTAAATGATTCACCATTTTGTATGTAGCCTGCTGTGCTATGATCGCCCCAACTATAAGCTGTGTCCCAATTAGCACTGTCTTCTACGTTTGCTTTGAATACAGTGCCACTTACACCGTCGATAATAACTGTACTATCATCCGATACAACACTTCCTTTCAAATCACCTGTGACACCACCTTGTGCGTTTAAATTAGTAGTAATTGGTCCAAAGAATCTAATGTTTGATGCTGTGAGGTTAATTGTATTGCCAGTACCTTGTGGACCTATACTAATAGCTTCATTGGCAGTATTACCTTGTGTTCTAAATGTTATGCTGTCATCAGCAGTAAAGTTACCTTCAAATATAGCACTAGTTAAGTCTACCGTTCCTGCTACAGTTGTTGTTGCACCCGAATTACCTAATGTAATTGCAGTTGCAGACGTAGCACCTACAGTTAGTGTAGCTTGATCTATGTTACCTGTAACGTTGCCAGTTAGGTTTCCATTTAATGTATTGTTTACTGCATCAACAATAACAGTACTGTCATCACCAAATACGCTACCTTGTACATCGCCTGTAACATTACCGTCAACATTACCTGTGACATCACCTGTAACATCGCCTGTTACATTACCTATTAAACTACCAGTTACATCAATAGTTGCACTTCCAGTTAAGTTTGCTGCTGGAATTGTTCCATTTGTTGCATCTACTAATACCGAACTGTTATCAGCAAACACACTACCTACAACATCGCCTGTAACAGCACCTGTGACATTACCAATAAATCCGCCCGAAGAAGTTACAGTTCCTGTTGCAGTTGTGTTACCACTTATTGTAACTGTAGCAAGTGAACTTGTTCCTGTGCTTGTAACATCACCGCTTAGGTTTCCTGTCACGTTTCCTGTCAAAGCACCTTCAAATGTTGCTGCTACTAGTGTTTGTGTACCTAGTGTCCATTTATCTGAGCTATCATCCCAAACAAATGTAACATTAGTTTCTGTGCCTCTATCAATTTCTATACCAGAAGTTGTATCAGTTACACCTGCTCCAGTTTCACCATTGTTTAGAACAATTACGTTATCGCTTATTGTTGTGTTTTCTGTATCTACAGTGGTTGTTGTGCCGCTTACTGTTAAGTCGCCTGCAATCACAACATCGTTAAAGTCTGACTGTCCTGTAGAAACACTAATGTTACCTTCAAATGAACCACTGTTCAGTGCTACCCAATCGCCATCTTCAAAAAATTCAACTTTATTAGTTGTGGTATTGTAAATTACATCACCGTTTTGTCCTACAATGTAACCTGCATCAGTGCCTGTAAATTGCGATAACCTTACAACTGTGTCTGCAAACTTAATTCTGTTTCCTGCACGGAAAATCAAATCGCTTGCTGCACTAAATTCTGCAATACCAGTACCGCCTTCAAATCCAAAGTCATCTGCTTCACCGTTAAAGATTACAGTCTTGCCAGTATTGTTTTGTCCAATGTTTACATTGTAATCGCCTTGTGCTTCAATTGCAACATCTGCGCTATCCGTGCCTCTAAATGTATTTGCAGTGCTTGTAGTAGCTGTGCTATTAGTTGCAGTCAAATTGACAGTAGTAATAGTGTTGTTATTAATCACACCAATAACTTCGCTTGCTACACCGTCAATAATAACACTACTATCGTCTCCGAATACGCTACCTTTGATATCTGTGGAAAATACTTCACCTTCGTCAAACAATGCTGCAAGAGTCGTATCAAGATCCTCAGTAAGCATGTATCCTATATCGTTCGTAAATTCCGAAACATTAGTAGGAGCACCTTCTAGTGCAGCATAACTTATCTTGCCAGTAGCAGCATTAAATACTCTACTGTCATTACCTGCAATTAAATCGCCCTTAAACTCGTTAGCAACAACTCTATCGAAATATAAATCGTCAGTACCAATATTTACTGTACCAGCTGCATCAGGTACAATCCTAGTAGATACTTCAATTTCTTCAACTTCAATATTACCAATATCACTGAATGGTCTAAATTCTAAAGCATCACCTGTTGAATTGACTTTGACAAATTTATTTGCTGCATCAACAAAGTTATCAGGAGTATCTGTTAGATCAATAAATGTTTGTGCTTCTAATCTATTTCCGTTAACACGTATGTCAGCAGCATTGATTGTACCTAGTGCTGTTACATCTTGCACACGTACAATGCTGTTTTCCCGTAGATCCAGATTGTCTCCCGCCGATAATTCTGCAAGTTTATTACCGTCTGTTGTGTCAATTACCAGTGGAAATCTATTCGCCATTCTCTAAATCCTATTACTTTATATATTTATTATAAATTTGCTAATACCCAAGACTTAAACGCATCAAAGTCTCCGGGACTTTCTTGTAGAGCTGTTTTTAAATCTTCTATCTTAACATATCCTGGAATGTCGCCACTTACTCCGTCAATAATTACTGTACTATCATCTGCAAATACACTACCTATAAAGTTACCAAAAAAGGTATTTGTATCTGAGTTGAATACCTTTGTACTATCCTGTCCAAAAATATCACCTATCAAATCTGCACGTTGGCTAGCTGTGCTGCCGTTTACTAATAGGACGCCATTGCCGTCAACTTCAATTCTTGCTTCATTAAGGTATATGAAATCTCTTACGTGAATGTCGCCCCATCGTTTTGTAGAACTACCTAAATCTCTTGTTCCATCTTCGTCTGGTATAAGACTTGCACCTGTGCTAGAAGGATCTGTATTTTGGCCTGCATACAATTCAGCAAAGTTATCATTAACTTTGTCAAATGCAGTGCGTAAAGGATCACCATCACCTTTGTTTGCACTAGTCCCAATATTAATTGTTTGTCTTGCCATTAGGTGCTCCTTGTACTCTTATTCTAAGAATGTTGTTTTGCAGAACCGCTTGACGCTCCTGCGGATTTTTTGTATCACTACTAGCTTTCATTTTATTTGATTTAACTAGTTTTTCTATCTTAGGTTTATCCATTAGTGCTTTCCTACTACTATTTCAACAACGCCTCTATCGTCGTCTGTTTTTGTTTCTAGAGCTTTACCAAGCACAGTACCTACTCTAGGATTGTTGTCAACAATAGCATATCCTGGAATTGCACTTGTAACAAGCATGTCGCCTTTTTGTACAGATCCTATTACTTTACATGGTACTCTACCTTGCAGTGCAATACCTGTTACATTGTCACCTTCTAGTTCGCTATTCATTAAGTGTGCAGGATTTGTTGTAACTACGCCAGCTGCTCTATGATCGCCTTTGGTGTTTGTTACTGTAACTTCTGCATCACCGCCAAATACTAGAACAGTTCCTGGTTCGTAATCTGCATCACCTAAATAATTTTCTGCCAAGTCAGCATAATATGATTCAGTTGCAGTACCTCTAAACAGTGTTGCATAGATATCTTTATACTTTAGTGTTGCACTACCAATATCGTATGTATTATCTACGTCTGGTAATGCTCCTGAAGAGCTAAAGATAAATGGCACAAAGCTAGAACTTGTTGCAGTATCTGCTGTTACAATACCTACTTGTCCAAGTGTAGTTTTACCAGTGTTAGCACCAATTGCAATACCAGTAGAAGCTGAACCTTTTTCACCTGGTGCTTCTATAAAGGAACTGTATATCCAATCAACTGCAAGAGCTGGCTCGCCATTAAAGTTTGAAGTATTGTGTAATGTACTTTCTGTAACTCCTGTACTACCAATATTTACAGCACCTGGAATCTCAATATCTGGTCCTGCATTTACTGCACCTGTAGTACCAACTGCTCTAAGTATTTCACCCTGAGCAGGTGTCTTAAACACTAATGTAGTTGTATCTAAGTTTAGTACTTCGTATGAAGAATCACCACCTAATATTAGCGAGTTAACTTGAATACTTCCTGCATCGTCAGTTTTTATAATACTGTTAACTTCACCTGTTACTGTAACATTACTTAAACCGTATGTTCCTTCGCCTGTTTTGATTAGTGCTTCTCCAGGATCTGCTGAATCTGCAACTATACTAGAAGCTGGGAAGTCTGCATCCGTAATGCCCCCACCTTCGGAAATTACTGTGCTAAATGGAACTTCATCAATATCATTGTCCGAACTATCTCCGCTCCAATTACCAAGAACAGTTCCATCACTTACACGTTGTATTTTTCTTAGATCAAGTTGTCCGTTGTTAATAGATACCCAACCATTAGTAACAGTGAATATATCACTATCAAAGCTAGAACTGCCTAAGTCACTTTGGCTAATAGCAACAGCATCCATTCTTGTAGTTGCAGCATTTAGATTTAGTTTACTTTGTGCAATATTAGCAGAAGCACTTATATCACTATTTACAATACTACCAGCTTTGTACTGGAAGTTAAGTGTTGTATATCTGTCTGCAACGAATCCGTCACTTGATAGTCTATTTGTATCTATGGTAATATCACTGTTTGGATTAATGATACCATTTGCCCATTCATCGATTGGACCGTCAATACAAGTTGCTTCTGCTCCGCCTATAACCTGTATAACATCTGGGTCAGGTGAACTACCAATTGGCTTACCATCACTAAAGTCGCCACTGACTGGTGTATAGATAATTTCGATAATATCTCCTTCTACACCTGTGCGCGAAATAACATCAACAATAGTACCAGTTGCGCCTGTAATAGTACCTGTTATTGTATCGCCACGTTCATATGGTCCACTAACAATACTACCAGCATCTACAATTAACTTTTTGTATTCGGTGCTTACTAAGAATTGTCCTTCTACTATTCTATCTTCGTTATAGGTTACGCTGCGTAGATCTTTAATCTCATCCTGATCACCTCTGCCGCCGTCAACATATGCTTTTGTTGCAGCATCTGAATCCGAAGTAGGAGTACCTAAGTTAGTAATTGTATTGCCTGCTGCGTTTAGGTCATCCGTCATAGGCACAGCACCGTTTGGAGCCAATACACCTGGTCCTAATTTGTTTGCAACAGCATTACCGTTTACATCGTAACCTAAGCGTCTGTTTACATATCCACGTACAGCAAGTTCTGTAGGAACAGTATCAGCAGCATTATCTGTCATTGCAGTATCCGTTGAGAATTCTGTAATAACAACACCACGCTTGAACCCTAGTCCGTCAACATCTGAAAGAGCAATACTAGCACTAAATGTTACAGTGCCTGTACCTTGGTCAACACTAAAGAATTTACCAACTCGGAACACACCATTTTGATCGGTACTTACGTAGAACACACGCCCTTTTGTACGTTCGTCTACTTCGTTAGCTTGGTTTTTCTCGCTTGGCTCACCAAAGATAACATTTGGATAGTTTGAATCGTTAAATCCGCCTGTACCAACATCTAGGAAGTCATGCGATGTAGCACGACAGGTTGAAATGTTAATTGTTACATCACCTTCTGCACCTGCTTTCAATCCAGCTCGTAAATTGACAGTAAGACTACCTAATACTACTGGACTGTGTATACCTGTTGCATCTGTTTGGTTAATTGTTTCAATGTCTACAATGTCAACAATAATATATTCATTATCTTCTGCAATAGCAACTACATTATCTGAATCATCAACACCTCTAGCATTGAACACATAATGTTTCTTACCATCCCATGTAAAGATAGGTGCTTCTACAAGAGTATCAGTTGTCCAGCCAGTAGGTCTATTTGATGCAGGAGTTCTTAGGTTATTATTAAGTCTAAATATTTCATTGCTATCAAGTGTTGCTTGTACCGCTAATACTACGTCTCCTGCTGTTCCACCTTTTGTAGTACCAGATCCTGACAAAGCTGCTTCTTGTGCTTTATCTGATTTTACTAACATGCGGATATAGTCGTAGCCAGAATCAAAACCTGCTTGTAGGACACCTGTATCTAGATCTGTACCTATACTATCACTTCCCAAGAAACTGATCGAGCGATATACAAAATCTGGATTCTCTTTAAATATTACAGCAGTTGAAGGACGTATACTTAGTGTATCAGGACGAGCCAAATCATTCAATATGTGTGTTGAGTTTCTTCTATATTGAATGTTTGTGCCCCAGGATACATCTTCTTGTAGACCATTGGTACTGTAATTAGAATCGCTTGTTGTAAAGTTTAATTTGAATACTCTACCGTCAAACATTGGTGTACTTGCTTCAATCCAAATATCACCTTGTGCATGTACTTCAGTAATGATACCTGCACTATCATGTGCTCTTACAGTTATAGTACAATCGTTATCTGGTGACTTACCACCTAGATCCGCACCAGATACTTCAAATGTATCTCCTACGGTATAATCATCACCGCCATTGGTAATAATTGCTTCGTAGCCGCCATCTATTGTTTTATTAATACTAAAGATAGCACCTGTTGCGCTTGGCGCTGCCGCTGTTTGTGTGTATGAAATCGTTGTACCAACTTCTTTATACTGTCCGACAGTATGACCAGCTAGTGCTGCACTTGCAACTTCATATCTAGCAAAAGTTGGCCCAGCTGAATGATAGATATCAAACTCTGATCTATTAGATGGATTTTCTTTAAAGTCATACGCATGTAAGAATAAGTCTTCTTCTGCGTTTGTATAACCTGTGCTATCAACATCTGTTGGCACACTGCCTGCTCCAAGTGCTCCTAGAGTATCGCCTGTTAATGTATTGGTTGTATCAAAAGCGCCTGTAACATTGGTCAGATAGATAACTCTACTACCGTCTGTAGATTCTGTGGAGTCAGCGTTATCAGCAGTATCAATAGACACTGTACCTTCTGCACCTGTACTTGCTTGTGTAAGAACTTCTCCTGCACTGATAATTTGCGCATCAGTTAATGTCAATATAACATCAGCAGTAAATGCTTTTGCACCTTCGACCATGTCTTGATCTAGTTGCATACTGTCAGGAATTTCATTAGGGTCACTGCCTTCAGCAACAAGACCATATTCACCATAACAGGAAGAACCTGTCAGTGATCTAATTTCCGAACCGTTCTTAGCATAATAACTTGTCCAACAGTAGTATGTAAACATACTAACCATTTCTGACAATGCACCATTCACAGCAACAAGCCCGTAACCTAAATCATTGATCTGTGTAAAGTCATTACCTAAAATCGATCTGTTACCAGCAGTCTGTAATGTAATTGGTATCGGGCTGCTCAAATCGTCAAGGTCAACCCCAGTGGACAAAGATGATGTAACGCCTGTAAATCCGTCACCATCGTTTGAGCTTCTGTCAAGAATAATTGTAGCAGTACCAAAGTCTGGATCATAATTCTTAACAGCATTTACTTGGAATCGTCTACCGTCTATATAGAATGAACAAGGTGTTTCAGGTCTGCGAACAAATAAACCCTGTGGTTCGCTTTGACTACCTAAACTTTCTATGTTTAGTATAAATGGATCGCCATCTTCTAGAGATTCTACACGAACTGCACTGTTACCTACAAACGCATCAACAAATAAGCCGCCTCTAAATGCTTGCTTATTTGCACTTGCAGCAAAACCTGTACCAGTTTGACAGTATGGAGATTTAGTAAGTACTTGTCCTTCTGGATCTAGTACCATTTGGAAGCCACCGTGTCCTTGTCCTGTGATGTTACGTAAAATTGTAGCATCGTTCATTAAGAATACATCCATTTGATCGTTTCTTAATGGAGGGTTATAGTCATCATCAAACGCAAATTTAACTGTGTCGATTAGGTTATTGATAACTGTATCAGGACCGTCAATTTCTTTCCAGTATGCAGCAATTTCAGCTGCGTCAAAATTTGCCCCAGAAGTATGTTCTATTGTAACTTGATAATATCTATCAACTCCAGCAAATGTAAATTTGACTACATTGCCTACACGGTATAATTCGTCTGATTCCCAAACTGCTGGTTCAGCACTTCCATTAAACAAATCATAATCTTCATCTAAATTTTCACCAGGATTGCCTGGACGGATAGGTGTTGCTCCGCCAGGTCCGTATAATGTTGTAGGTGCTTCGCCTAATATAAGTTTTGCACCAATTGTATAAATGTGTTCAATACCTGCTACAGTTTCAGTTTCTGTCCCAGCTTTGACAGCTCCTGCGTAATATTCGCCTTGTGCTTCTAGTGCAAATTCATTACTGCCATTACGCAAATCTTTTACAAGAGCGTCAACAATAAGCCCTGTGTCTCTTGAACATTTAACTCTGGAGTATCCGTCAGAACCTATTAGAGCAGGATATGTAGTTTCTACGTAGTTTACTACCTGCTCTTGGATGAATTCTCTGTTATCTTCAAAAACAAGTGCAGCCGTATCCCAATCACCTACATTGGTATAACCTGCACCGATATCTTTCAAAGAATCAGGCTTTAGCAAGTAATGATAACCGAAATATCCATCTACTTCGTTGGTCAACGGATTTACATATTGTATACCGTTTGGAACAGTTGCTACACTAAAGGAATAGTCTTCTGCGCCACCACCGCCTAGATTAGCATCTTCAATAGTAATAATTTCGTTTGCTTGGAAATCTTGACCTGCATTGTCTACGGTAATGCTTGTAACGGCGCCTGTAGCATCTACTACAACTGTAAATGTTGCGTCTTTTCCAAAGTATTCAGTTGTATAATCCTCTGCACCTATTGTATATGTGCCTGCAGTTCTGCTTGCATCTGCATCTGCTTCAAAGGATAGTGTGCTTATACTACTCTTTCCTAGCACCAGTCCATCAAACACTGCATCTCTGTAGAAGAATGTATTAGCATACCTTGATTGAGATACTCTATCTTTAGGACGTATAATTACTCGTCTAAATTCATCACCTTTGATTGATACGTTTGCTGGCACACGTATTGGAAAATCTTCTTCATATATACCAGATTCAATTCTGATACTAATCTGTGTGCTTACAACATAGTTACCGTATTCTAATTCTTCACCTTCTTCAAATTCTTTTGGTACAAGTAATTGTACTTCTATTTCGTCTGTTTCTGAGACACTTACAGCTCTATCTCCTGATTCGTGTCTATAATCAATAATTCTACCAATAGCGCCAGAATTCTTTCCTCGTACAACCTTACCAGGAATAATGTCTGTATTTTCAGGATTTGCTTGATCAATAAATCCAAAGTTTCCGTTGCCTGCATTAATTTTATAGGTTGTTGTTCCGTCAACAATAGTTGGTGCAGCTAGTGGTCCGTCATTTATAACATCTACTACGACTTCAAATTTTGACTCAGCTGCATCATCAGCAGCAGCATCTGGAACTATAGCTGTATCAATATACTGTGATACTCGAGTTTGATATGTAGTTGGAGGAGCAGTGTTTGTAAGAACATAATCTCTTACAAGAGTTTTTGCATAATTAATTCCTGCGATTGTATATGCTTTTTGCACACCAATTGCAACTTGTCCACTAGCATTTGAATAATACTGTAGACCTGCATAGCGGGATAGGTAGTTGGCATTGTTACCTAGCAAAATATCAAGTCTAACTGCATCAAGAATCAGTTGAATGTCTCTTTCACAAATTGCAGTGTCATAGCTTTCACTAAACTCTGGATAGGTAGCATCAATATAACCTGTAACTTCCTTTGCAACCCATTCTTTGTTACCAAGGATAAGTGCGTTTGCATTTGTACGTCCACTAATAGTTGAAGTAATACCTGCTGTGTTAATTGTAGAATTGCCTGCACCATTATTAAACGTCATAGTCTGTTGATATGGACCTGGCTCTGGTGGAGCAGACAAAATAATTTCTTCTGCTTTTTGTGCAGCAGCATTAATTGTTCTGTAGGCATAAGCAGGATTTCGTCCTTCTTTACCGTCTGGTGTAAACTCTTGACTGTCACTACCGCTTGTGCTTACAAAAATGTTAACTGTACTTGTTGCAGCCGCATTGTCAACATAAAGTTTTGAAGCTGCTTGTAAATCGTCAGGTCCATTAGGTAAACCAAATCCGGCTAGGTCTCCTGGATGATCATGCAGGTTAAGAGCTCCTGCCATTGTATCACCCTGTCTACGCACTGCACTCTTACGAGGAATAGCAACATTTGATAACCAGTAACCATCTAAATCTTCATCATAGCCTGCATCTGTAATTGTAAATGTTCCTGAACCGCCTGCTAGTAATATACGTCCTGTGCCTGACAGTGCATCTTCTTCAGTGTCATACAGACTAATTTCATCATTGTTAGGTATACCGAGGTACTTAGTTTCGCCTGTGGTTACACCGAAAGGATCAGTACCAGTTGACCTAAATACAAACGGAGCACCAACATAGGCATCACTTAAACCGTGACTAGCTATTTGCAAGTTGCCTAAGCTCAATCCAGTAGCAGTAAATGTATATCCGTCAGCATTGGCAGGCTCGTCTCCTAGTCTTAATCCGCCACCTGCTACTTCTTTTTCTTGATAGTTTCTATCTGCAAATGCTTTGTCAATTACAAGGTTACTAATTGTTAAGTTTGTTCCGTGTACACTATTGAATGTATCAATAGCAGCTTGGCTAACGCTAATGTTTGCAATAGGCTGTGTAGCACCATCTAGTGGACCAGCTAGTGTAGGTTCAGGGTCGTTTGCAACTCTTGAAACAAGCTGTTTAACAATCACTTTACCGTCTACTGAAAAGTCAAAGCCAATTGTATCTGGAGTACCGTCTAAACTATTATCTGAAGCAAACTGCAAAACACTTACACCACTACCGTCTGATTTGACAATAGCTACTTTGTTTTCGTTTCCTTCATATGTGTTTGGAGTATCACTTAGATCAGTAAAGCTAATTTGACCACCGATACCAAAAACTGCATATAGCTCTTGGAAGTTTTCGTTTACCTTACGAAAGGACTCACGAATACTATCGCCGGTGCCGTCGTTACCTGATACACCAATATCTACGTCTTGTCTTGCCATATTCTACTCCAAATTTATATCGCTGGCTGGCTTAAATTATCCATATCAAAATTTACACTAACTCCACAACCACAACTTGATTGTGCATTGGGGTTATTAATCTCAAACATTGCACCAATAATATCTTTTTTATAATCTATTTCAGTGCCAAATAGGAACATCAAACTATGGGCACCGATAACGAAATTACCGTTGTCGCCTGTTTGTATATGAATATCACCTTCTTCAATTTCAGTTGGACTACCTAGTGTACTCCATTCATATTCAAATCCTGCACAGCCGCCGCCCTTAATGTTAAGGCTAACAGCAAAACAATCGTTTTCTTCGCATATAGTGTTGATTTGTTTTTTTGCAGCGTCAGTTAGTGTACAAATGCTCATATTTGCTCCTTCATCAATGTATTTATCGTTGCTTTTTATAATCTTAATGTAAATATATGTATGTTCTTGAAAGAATTTAAAAAGCAAAGTCGGCATGTGCGCACAAGCAAGTTAGGAATTAAACACGAATATTTTCGCTTTAAAACCTATGTAGCTATGCTATGCGACAGTTGCGGCACAGAGTTCGTAAGAGAACGTGGAAGTATGGATCCTAAACGGATATCCAATAATTACTTCCACGTATGCGATAATTGTGATAGTAAGCGTTTTGCCCAAAAGAAAGGTGTTCAAAAGAAACAAATTTGGGACATGCCTGCTAGTAGCGAACTACCAGTTGGCAAACTTTAGTCTTCTTTTTTCCAAATAGTCCAAGCACCATATGCAATAGCACCGTATGCTACTAAACTTGCTATAGGTTTAAAGATTAAGAACGCAATTCCTGCGCCGATAAGAATAGCACCATCAAGTGTTGTGCGCTCTTTGATACGAGCATTAATCCATTTTTGAATCACGATTTACTCTCCTTAGTTGTTGTTCTAGTCTAGTCAAACGTGCATCTTGTGTGCGAATCTTTTCTTCTAGACCTTGTACATATTTCTGTGATGGAATAGTATGCTGTGTTCCATCTTCACCTAGCACAGTCATCATGTCTGCACCTTGCCCTCTAAGACCACCTAAGACTCTATTTGGATTTTTGTTAGATGATGATTGGGTCTGGTCCGGCGATTTTCTGCCGTACATTTTGTTTAGGTAACTCATAATG